CTCTAAGTTCGACTTTCATTTTGCCGTCCTCAAAAGTTATTAATTCTGGCTCTTGGCCTATGTTGCCAGTAAGTGTTCCTTGAAATGCCATTGTTTAAATCTCCTTGGTTAAAATGGTGGTTCGTCATCTGTTTCTTCAACAGACTCAGTAATTACGTTTTCTAATTTTGTATTGGTTTCTTCAAGTTTATCCGCCTCTTCAGTTATATTTATTTTTTCTTTTACTTTCTGGTTAATCTTATCAACTGGACTTCCTCCTACAGGTACATTAACTTGAACATCCTGTATTTCTTCGCTGGATTGCATCCCTAGCAATACTTCGGGGCAATGTAATCTAATCAACCAAGTAGCACTTCTATATCTAAGCATCTGCTCAGGCATAGTTTTGTATTTCTTGTTTGAAGTCCAGCCTTCGGCTCTAGCTGTAGCCATGTCAACTGTGACGGCAATTTCTTTTCCAGTTTTGAGGATTGTGTGGGCTGTGACAGCTAAACTTTCGCCTTTTCCTGTACTTGTCCAAGTTATAGGCTCCTTAAAGCCTCCTCTGTCATTTGCAAGAGCTATTGCAAAGCTAGAATTGAAACCTACATTGCCATGAATAACTTGTAAGTTTTGCAAGGCTAATAAAGGATTGACTCCTAGTTGTTGCGCCATCATTAGTGCAACCATGCAGTTTTCTGGCTTATTTTGAAAGTGGGCTGGAATCATGCTGCTACTTGCAAAAGCTGTAGCGACTCGCCAAGTATGTTCAAAAGACTTACTGTCAGTTAAAAAACTTGTATTATCCGATTTTGTTAGTTCAGAATCTTTAGTCATTGTTGTATCGGGGTAAATCTAAATCAGTAATTTGTTCGCTGTAACCTATCCATTTATTTGCCTTACGACATTCAGCAAGTAAAGCTAGGTTTTTGTCAGCGACTCTGTTTCCAGCAGCGATCATTGCTTCAGATGCGTTGTAAACTGCAACCAAATGTGGAGGCTTACTTTCAACAGCTATAAAAACAAACTGTTGCGCTTCCGCAAAAGATCTGAGATACCATCCAGCTTGAACGTGGTAACGAAAATTGTGAACAGATTTTTGGAAACCTAGCTCACTTGCATCTCCTGTAGTTTTTAGATCAGCTATAAGAGTTCCGTCACTTGTATGGAAGTCAGGTCTACTTTTACAAATTTCGCCAGTATTTTTATCTGTCCATTTGTAAGACCTTTCACATACACCTTCTAGGTTCAATATAGTGCTGGCTGCTGGATGTTCATTTACTCTTTGTTTCATAATAGTAAGACGTTCAAAATCTTCTACAGAAACAAGAGTTTTTTTATCTGCTTTTTTGTCAAATTCATCCCAAAAAGCAATTGCTTCTAGTGTTTGCGTTGACGGTTTTTTAGCATTACGTTGTACCGTTGTTGGTCTTTTCGGTGCATCTGCGGGTTCAATTATGTAATCCCTTTCAAATAGTTCTGGTTCTAAAACCATAGTATGAAAGGCAGAACCCAAAAGCATAGCCTTAGTTGGTTCTGGAATAACCCTGTCAGGATTAATATACCTATCCCAGTAGTGGAAAGGACTTCTATTAATTTCGTCTAAATGACTTTTAGAAACAAAAGGGTTTGCGTGGTAGTCCGCATTGCTCAAATTATCTAAAGTCATTTTATCTGTTGCCATAAAATAAATTAGTAACCTATACGTTACAATAGCACACTCCTCAGTATATGCAATATATTTAATATATGACTTTTTGTAACTAAGCTTGCGTATGCAAAGTATTAATGCTATATTATAAATAAGGAGGCAGAGATGACCTCCACTACCCCAAAGAAAAATGATCTTAGGCACACAAACACAAGTCCAAAATCCATACGACCAGTATGAAGTAAAAGCAATGGACGGAATCTATGCTGCTATTTACGAGTTCCAAGCAATGGATCTTGACACTACTGCTTTATATGAAGCACTTGAGCAGATAACAACAAGAAAGGAGGTTAAGTAAATGACAACCCCATTTATTAAAGAACTATTTGATTACCATGGCGGTTATCTGATGTATAGAGGCAAACATGACCTCTCTAGAAAGTTTGAAGAAGATACACCCATTGAAAATCTACACCCTAGCAACGTGGGTAGATACCAAGATACTTTTATAGCTCGTTTTAAATATGGGCAAAGACCTTGGAAAAAGTGGGTGACATTTATTTGCAAAAACTTTACTTGTGAAGAGTGGGTATCTTTAGCAAATGATGGTATGTCTCCCGCAGATATAATTGAGTCTAAAGGTTACTATGACGATACAGTTGTGAGGTGTTTGAGAGGCAGGGTTAAATCGCAAGAATTAATTATTGCTGAACTACAAAGAAGACTTGAGGAGGCAAAAAAATGAGCAAAGCACAAATAGTTGACCAAGTAAAAGTTGACAGGTTTCTAAGAATGTTTCCGCCCAGAATGAAACAATTAGATAACCAAATTAGATTGATAGGCAATTGTGCAAGGAGATCTGATTATGAGTGGGATTTTACTGATACAGTTCCCACCTTCTTTATAGTTATCTTCTATAAATTGACCCAAACTGCACAAAAGTTTGGATTGGATGTTGATGTAAGAATTAACAACAAAAAAATAGAAGATGTATATGAAGATGCAAATGACGAATACCAAGCCAAATTGGAGGAACAAAATGACTAACAAGTGGAATCCTGAGGTAGGAGATAAGGCAGCCGTATGCCACTACTCTGACATTGAACCCTGTACCGTTATAAGGCGAACTGAAAAGTTCGTCTGGGTACAAATGGATAGCTATAAAGTTGATCCAGAATGGAAACCTGATATGCGTGTAGGTGGTTTTGTTGCCCACACTGTAAACAACCATGACCAAAAGCATATTATTACCAGAAATGAAAAAGGATATATTAGACGGTTTGGTATTAGGAAAGACGGCTATTGGTATGCAAGCGGTCAAAGATATGGAGCAAATTATTTAACTAAGGGCTGGAGGCGGTTTTATGATTATAATTTTTGATAAAGACTAATTTATGACTAAAAGAAAAGACCACCCATCCAATATTAAACTTGAAAAACTTAAGGAGCTGAGAATACAAAAGCTCCTTAAAAAATTATTAGATGAAGATTTAAAAGGCGTTGAGCATAGGCTAAATATTACAAAAGACTTTCGTGCTGAAATATTAGATGGAGGAGGATGGGTTAATGAATATATAAGAACAACAATTGTAAAACACAATTGGGAAATATCAAGACAGCAAAATTGGCAAATTAGGGATTTTGATTCAAGATTGATTTTAGAGGTTGAAAAAAACGAAACTTAAGTTTCATTAATGTTGTTACTCTGGCTTGTAATGTTTTGATTCTTCTTTCTAACTCGGTTATTTTTGTAAGACTTTGCATTATTACATGAGATTGACACGCATTTTGTTTCATCAATAAAGCAGATAAAGCTCTTAATTCATTTAAGTCTTCTAAAGCTAATATTCGTCTTATTTCAAGCTCAACCTCTAATTCGTCTTCCATTGATAATGGTTGAGTTATTACTTTTACTATGTTTTTCATCAGTTTAACTTAGGAAACAATTGTTGTTCAAGCATATCTACAGCCCTGTCATCTAGGGTGTTTGTAGTTTGTTTGCAAATAGATCTTAGAAGATCAACAACTAATCTTTTACAGGCTGTTGTTGTTAAAAATCTGAGTAAGATTGGTTTAAGAATTTTTAGCATTTTTTTTTATATTATTTCAATCTTAGCAAGAATCAATTTATACGACTATTTCCTTCTAATCTTGCAACTGCTTTTTCGATTTGATTAATGCGATTAAATATTTCTCTAATATCTCGTTCCCTTCGGTTGCTCATATTTGACAGCACCATTAAAAAGGCTGAAGCTGCTGCGCCTATCATGGCTGCTTGTATCTCAGGCATTGCGTTAATACTTAATTATGTATAGTATGACTAATAAAACTAATTATGGAAGAAGATAAAGAAAGCAGAGTTGAAACTATTGTCAAAGTTTCTATTTTGCTATGGTCAGCAACCCTTTTGACTCTCTCCTATTGGGAACCTCCAAACGGTAAAAAAATTGTTGACTTTGATCCAACTTTTATAGCCAGCATCTTCAGTGCATCAACGGCATCTTTGGGATTAAGTATTGGTAAGAAAGGCAACAACAACCAAAACACTAAAGCACCTAAACTTACTAACGAATCTACAACTCAAAAGTAATCCAATGAAAAAATTAATTCTATTACTTACACTTGCGACACCTTTTCCCGTTCTTAGTGGCGTAACTCATTCAATCCAAAATTCTGTCAGCTTGACAGTAGGGGCAGCAGTTACGAGTTCGGATCGTATTGGCTCATCTTTCTCCATATCTGGCACAGGTGTTGATGTAACTGATGGTACAACTGCTGGCACACTATCTGCTGGTACTATCACTTCGGGTGTTTATAGTCCGGGAACTATAGCTGCTACTCAAAATGCCACATCAGGTGAGAGTTTTAGTTTTTCTCAAAGTTATACTCAAGCTGACGCACTTGCTACAGGCGCACCAACAGTTGGTCAAGTACAAAACTTTTCAGATATTACTTCAACTGCCTCCGGTACAGCAGGGGACTTGGCTGGTTCTGTGACATCTGCGGGCGTTGTTTCTATCACTGCGGGCGGTGCAAACACTGAAGCAGTTGGACAAGTGGTTTCAACATTAAGTACTTTTTGAGTTTAATGAGAAAGCTATTTTGGCTCTCTTTATTATTTCCAACTCCTATATACGCAATTCCAGTCATTCCAAATTTCCAGCAAGGAGTTTTGCAACAAAGAGTTGAGACTAAAAGTACGATCTTAGAGGACATCAAAAGTTATGACATACGCAATGGATACGAATTAACTGTGGGAGGTACAAATGTTGAAAGCAGTACTGGAAATATAACTTCTGATGGTTGGACAGCAGTAAACACTACTATAAACGGTGTTGGAACTACTTATGTTAGCCCTAATCTTGAAACAAAGCCATCATTTCACATAGTAGAACAAGGAGCTAGTTTTAATTACTTTGAGACATTAGAAACTCCCGGAATTTCTAACTTCACACATATAACTAGAGAAACAACTATTGAAAGTATTACTGATAGTACATCAACATTTAGTCAATGAAGAGATACTTAACCTTATTATTTTTATTTAGTAATCCTGTTTTAGCGAACTCAATTAATACGACCTCAAATAGTACCGGAAGTGTTGTCAATCAAGCTGTACAAGTAGTACCTAGCAGGCAATTTCAATACCAAATGAATACTATTAGCTGTCAAGGAGCTACTCTTAATATTTCTCCTTTCGTTTCCACAACCTATGGTTTTGGCTCTCCTTACGAACCCTATTACAACAGACCAGTATATTCAAATAGAGATGTAGAGGGCGATTTAGATGATGACGGAAACGCTATTGGAGATGGAGATGTTGATGTAGATTACAGGGGTGAGATTTTATATTTTGAAAATGTAAGAACAGGCATGAGGTCTAGCACTACATCAATCAATGGAGGTATTACTGCTACTTGGTCTATACCACTTGATAGAACTGCTATTAAAGAATGTAGAAAAGCAATGAAAAAACAAAACGAATTATATGAAGCTAGTCTTGCAGCAAAGCGTTTGAACTACGAAATGAGCAGGGCAAAAACTTGTGCTGATAATTATAAAAATGGCTTTCGCTTCGTCAAAGGCAGTGAGATGGCAAAAATATGCAGCGACATTGAGTTAATAGAACCCGCAAATTTAGAACATACTCACAAAATTAAGTAAGCAAGGGATAATAGATAAAGCAATTAAACCGATATTGACTCAACGCCAAGAGGTTCGCTTAGTCTCCTTTGCTTAAATTTATTATACTTGCTTATCTTTTTTCTCAAACCTTTTTTTAACTTTTGCAATTAATTGTTTAAAAGCTGGCTTCAAAACTCTATTAAGAAAAGGAGCTGCAACTGTAGCTGATATTGTTGCAACAACTGTTATAGCAAAAGTAGTAGAGACAGTATTCAATGATGGCAAATACTTTTCGACTTTTGTTGTAGGAGAATATAAGACTAGACACTCTTTTGTTTCTTCAACATACATAAAACCAACAACTTTTTCAGTACCAGCAGTATTTAAATCGCCAATTCTTGGATTATTTTTTTTGGGGTCTGGACATTTTGTTTCTTCTTTTGGTAAATCAGGGTTTTTTGTAGTTTCTGTTTCTGGTAATTCTGGTTCTGTATTAGTTGGAGGTTTTGCATCTTCAATTAAAATTAAATCTTTTTCGTTATATTCCAAAGGTTCATAAAAAGGTAAAGCGCAAATATAACTATTTCCAACAGGGTCATCAACAAATAATTGACTATTTTTTGTACCATCTCTTCTGATAGTCGTGCAAGACATCTCAAACACTGGAGGTAAGGTTCTAGTTATATGAGTTGTATTAGGGATTGTTGCTTTCGGTATAACAACATTAGGCACTCTAGGTATTGAGACATTTGGTAGGAAATTAATCTCAGGCATTCCTATCCATAAAATATTTATACATTAAATACATACAAAATAAATAAATTGAAATTGCTATAAAATTACAAGCAAGAATAAATATCATACTAATCAATAAAATTCATTTTTTTTGGTATTGAAACACCTGTCATTTCTGGAAGATTCTCGTCAAGAACTTTAGGCATCATATCTCCAACACTTTTTAAAACTTTGTCTAATAATTGCTGTTGAAACTTATCGCTTGTAACTGTTTTATATGTAAAGAATCCTGTCCCAATAATGCCCAGAGTTAAAATTGTAGTTATTATGGTTAAAATGTCTAGAGCTTTTCTCATGATAAAAGATGCGTTATTGAAAGCAAGCGTACCAATTACTTTGATGGTACTTTTTCTAATTATAGGACTTGCGCCATTGCGTGTCATGTATGGGATTATTGATAGAAATATACCTATAAAATCTAAATAATTTTTATATTAAACGAAATAGATATACGATTTATATTTGTTAGATTTATTTCTACTCTGTGACTTAGATAAGCTGGAAAAATACATAAAGTTCCATCTTTATATTGTGGCACATACTCAAAATTTATATTTTGACTTTGTATATGCTCCCATTTTGTAGCAGCATTCAAAGCAGCAGTTTGCAATCCAGCTTCATTGTTTTCAAAAACAAAAACTCCTGTTTCCTCAGTTTGGTTAATCCATAAAACACCACTTAAATCTACCCCTGCGTGTTTATGAGAAGTGTTATAACAATATTGACCATTTACATTAACCCACATTTGAACTATTTTAATTGGTCTAATTATGTTAAATTCTTTTACTAGCTCATTTATAGCTGGCATAATTTTCTTTTTAAAAGGAGTAAAACTATTTTCTAAAAAAATCTCTTTTGATTCGCTTTGGTAGCCGCCACGATTTGAAATCATTGTTCCATTGTCAACTTTTTGATAGTTATATATCCAATCAATAAGCTCCTGTTTATATGAAGTAAAATTTTTAATGTTAGCAAGTGCTATTTGCGCTGGAAATAAATATTTAGAATGTGATTGCTCTATATAATTAATTATTTTTTACCTGAGTATTAAGGTTTAGGAAAATAATCTTTTACTTTTTTTACAGCTAAATACCAAGTACCTGTTTTAGCAGTATCTCCAAGTTTGCCAGAGTCAATATCATGCCAAAGCATATCAAGTTGATCTCCTATAGATGCGTAAGGAGGCTTATCTTCATTTATACTTGAAGTCCTTTCAAATTTATATTCTGTTGCAACAAACTCATTATTTAATTTAGTTATTGATGTTTTTACTTTTTCGTCATCTAACTCTATTTCATTCATATCTTTATCAAATGCACCCTTCTCGTCATCTACATAAACAACTTCTGGATATGCGTCTACAACTGCAAGAAAATTATAAGGAGGTTGATAAATACTCATTGCATAAGACCCCAAGTAGAAACTAAATATTTTATTCCTCCTATTGGAGGATTTCCCCTATGCGTATGTGTATAGGCAGCAGGGTATATCAATACTTTACCAACTTCTGGAATAATTTTCTTATTATAATACTTAAATTCAGTTTCACCATTAATAAAATTATCGTTTAAATATATTTGAATAACAAAAGTTCTATAAATATTTTGTGAATCACTTTGTTCGCAATGCCAATCAAAAAATCCGCCATGTTCTGGAATTTTTTTAAATTTAAAGCAATTTACTAAAAATTTACTATTTTTAAGAACACTATATTCTTCAACATAATGATTTATACAATTTTGTATTTTAGGGTAAATATTATTTAAAGAAAAAGTAGATATTGGGTGTATATAATTATCAGCAGTATTAAATGTATGATGAATTACATTTATATTAGTTTTTTTATTTTCATCAATTAATAAAGAATTTTTTTCTAAATCTAAAATGTAATTAATTATTTCTTGGCATTGTTTACTTGAAAAAACATTGAAATATTCAATAATAAAATCTTCTTTTTTATGTTTTAAATTATAATTATTTTTTTTATTAATTTGATAAACATTTATCAAGCTCTAACCTCCATTGCAACAATTGATGACGGTGCTTGTGTCCCACCATTATAACTTCTTCCATGAAATAACCAACTTTGATAACCGCCACCGTTAGGTCTCCTTATTATCACTCTATAATTACAATTTCCTGTAGTATTAGGATTATGAATATAGGAATTACTAATAACGCCAATATTGTCATCTCTACCGTTTAAACCACCTGTTGATGGGTTAAAAGTATTACTTCCTAACATATTTAAGTTTGTCGTGTCACTTGGCTTAATTTCAGTTGTATTATTAGCTTGATTACCATTGAATATATCTACACCATTACATTGTAATTTTGCTTCAACTGTATTTGATGAACTATCATTACTAGCATGACGAGTTGAGCAATATACATGAAAACTAATATATATACTGCTATTTGTTGCTGTAGGAGAAATATTTAAATTTAAACCAGTATCAATCCATGTATTGTAATATCTATAAACCCAAGCACCTTGTTTTACAGAACTTTGTACTTGAGCAATTTTTGATGCTGCTGGAGTGGAAGATAAACTCGTACCATTAGCAAAAATAATAGGCATTATTCCTCTGGAGGTTGAGTGACGGTTGGTTTCGCAACTGTTGATGTAGGCTCTACATCAGTTTCTATTGTTTTTTTGTTATGAAGATCAATTTGATTTTGAATACGTTTTTGTATTTTTGCAACTTTATAATCCATGAACCTAGTTTTTACCCAGTCAACAAGTGTTGCTTCGCCTGTAGAAGTAAAAGCATTATTATCATCTATAAAAGTTGAATACGCTTTAAAATCAGCTACAGATGATTTATCTCCTGTAAAAACACAACCTTGTGTTTCCATTTTTGTTATTGAACCCTCAGTTCCGTAAATTTCAACTGTAATTTCTTTTATAAACTTATCATCATTTGGGTCGTATTTTACTTTTTGAACCCTCCAAGTAAATGTTGTAGCCATTTTTTTTTTTTTACATAATATTTAAATTATAACAGTAATAGTAAATCTAACTAGATTTTAAATTATTTACTTCTGTTTCTAAATTTGTAATTTTTGTAAGCATTTCTTTGCAAGTCTCTACTAACAAACCAATCACACCATCATAATTTAAATATTTACCATCATTGTTTGTGCCATCAGGTAAATCTCCATTTGATACCGTTGAAATTAACTCTGGTAATACAGCTTCTACTTCTTGTGCAATACAACCACCACCACTATTGTTATTAGACTTCCAATTAAATGTATAACCATTTATTTCTTTTATTTTTGTTAATGGATTTAAAATTTTTGTAATATTTTTCTTGTGGTTTATATCTGAAAAACCATAAACTGTCCCACCACCTGTATGCAAAGCATTGCCTTGAGCATAAATTCTAAAATTAAAGTCAGCAGTAGAAGCATCAGCTTCGTGAAAATCAATATATTTACCACATTCAAAAACCCCGTCACTATAAACTTGTGGAATACCACCCCATCTATTTTGATAACCAGTAAGACCTAATCCATCTATAACATCAGCATCTAATCCGCTACCTGACCCGTCATTTCCAGAACCCCAAATTGTACCTGCATTACTATTTAGATAAGAAGTACCAGCGTTCATGTGAAAGAAAAGTTGGTTTCCAGCAGAGTGTCCTATCCCTACATGCGAATAACCATTCCTATGTAAACCAATAATTGCAATTCCAGAGGATGCTCTGACCTCAAGTTGAGTAGTGCTGTAATAATTTGTTGAAGCTAAATTTTTATTAATTGTTACATAACCTGTAGTTTCTGTATCAGCGTCAGTACGCATAAAACTAGATGAATTTAAACCATCTAATGTATCTGAATCAACACCACTTCCGCTACCATCAGTAGCCTTTAATTCGTTTAGTGATAAAAGTTTTCCAGTTTGATTCCTTGATACCCAAGCATTAATGTATAACTCACCATTATATTCATATAAAGTTGTTGCACTATAACCACCTCTATGAAAACTTATGGCTGGGACATGATTGCTTGAAGTTTCTAATTCAATATTAGCCTGATAATAAGTTGGTGCTGAACTACCAGTTATTCCACCATTATGTAGTACATTTAATTCCCCATTAAATTGATCTGATGTATCAGACCTTAAATAACTACTACCTTGAACACCGTCTAAAGTATCACTATCAAGTCCAGAACCAGAGCCATCATTTCCAGCATGCCAAACTGCATTTCCATTGATAGTTGTGTAAGCATCACCACCCCTAACTCTAAATCTATTTCCATTATTGGCATATACATCAAGTAAATATTGACTTGTTCCAGACGAGTCATTTCTAATGTGCATACCATGAGTACCGTGCATCATATAAACATGAGCATTAGTACCATTACCATTTGAAAAACGAAAACCCCAATCCGCAATGCTGTGGGTTAACGACCATGTGCTTCCTTTTGTAATTGTGTCGTCAGTATCCGACCTTATAAACTGACTAGCACTAAGCCCATCAACAGTATCACTATCTAAGCCAGAGCCAGAACCGTCAACACCAGCATGCCAAATACTATTTGAACCAACTGTAGGATTAAATCCAAATCTAAAAATACCTGCTTGAGTTACATCAAAAATTGAATCTCCTCTAAGGGAAGAACTACCAGTTAAACTTTTTTTGATTAATGAAAAATTATTAGTACCGTTTTCAGCCATATTACCCATACCCCAAGTATTAGAACTATCTGTCAAAGATGCTTTAGTTCTAAAAAATGTTATGGCATAGCCGTTATCACTAGATGGGTGTATAGCTAACCCCTCAGAATAATTAGAACCTCCTGATTTTACTCTTACTGCTGGTATAGTTGAAGTGCCACCTAAAAAATCTATAACACCACTAGCACTATCATTTGCATCTGATCTTAAGAAACTTCCGCTATCTATTGAATCTAAAGTTGTTGCATTAACATTTGTTAAACTCGCACCAGAGCCACTAAATCCTCCACTTGCCGTTACTGACCCCACAAAAGTAGCGTTGCCACCATTA